GCATGTAATCAAAATCCGGGGTGCGGTCTTTATCAATTTATAGGGACAACTAGAGATAACTCATCTAACACATCCGTATTGCCTTCTACTATAACATCTCCAAGTGAAACACGAGAAATATATGACAGAATAAAATATGCGAAAGATATCTCATTGTATTGTGACGAAATAATTAATATTGAATTTGGTGATGGAGGAAATAAATTCTACGTCGTGGCATATGGCACGTATGGATTTATTTCACAATTTTCGTGTTCTTCTCCATATGATATTGGTGATTTAACACTTGAAAAAACATTAAATCTAGAAACGGTTTGGAGAAATGATTTCACAAGTGTCAACCCTCAATATGTTACTCATATGAGTTTTGCTGATAATGGTAATGTTATGCTTATCACTGATTATAGTGGTGATAAAGTAACTAAGTACGATTTGGCAACTCCTTATGATATATGTTCTGGAACTCCTGCGGGACAAGTTGATGTTACCACTCCGGAAGGCACACCTAGAGCTGCATTTTTTAATAAAGATGGTGATGAATTATATGTCATGGGCACAAATACTGATAAGATTAATGTCTTCAAGTGCACAACTGCATTTAGTGTTAACACTGCAACTTATACATCTGGAGATCAAATTGTAATAACACCTAGAACATCAGATGTATATGACATGAAGTTTACTCCGGACTACTCTAAAATTGTATATCAAGATTACTATTATCGAATTAGAGAAGCATTCATTGGTTCTGCTAATGGAACAATTTCTTCATTATCTACGCCAGTAGGAAATACAAATTATAACACGAGTTTAGTAGATTCAGATGGATATAGTACTTCTACTATGAGAATTGATAATTCCCAACATGGAGTCCATTGGGATCATAATGGAGAATTTGCTTTAATCGTGGGAGTAGGTAGTTCAGCTTCTGGGGCATCTGGAAGTTTGCAGAGATGCATGGAATTCAAAAATACTCTTACATATGATGATATTGGTTATGGGACACCAAATGCAACATCGTTAGCTAGGAATATTACAACAGATAATGGATTTGGACAAGGTACTTCCGGAATAGTTATTAATCCTAATACAAGTGGGATGGGTACTTTTGAAAATTCAAATCGGTCTGGACGAGTTGATGGAGGAGGACCTAAAGTTTGGTGGGCAATGCCTTTAGCACAAAGAGCATCTAATGGCAATGGTACCATTGCGATAACAGGAAGACATTATGGATTGTGGGGTGCGGGCAGTGATAAAGTAGTAAGTGAATTTTCAAATTGCGAGTATAACGTTTATAATAATTATGCAGGACCGTTTAGAAATAGGCTTACATATTCCAGTGCATCTTTTACATTTACAAATGGTGCTAATCGTCATGGACTTTCATTTAAAAGAGACGGCACAAGAATATATACGTCAGATACAAATGGAGTTTTTTATGAAAATCATTTATCGACAGCATGGGACGTTACAACGATAGACAGTGCTTCAACTCCAGTTGGATCATTTGACACAGGAATATATTATCGTGCTTTTGATATTGATAATGATGGAAAGTATTTGTGGGCAGTTGTTGATAACTCAAAGGAATTGACAGTGTATGAACTTACAACTCCTTGGGATATATCTAGCATGGTCTTTAGAAAAACATTGAATATGCCAGAAGAATTGTCGCATAGTGTGTGCGCAAGAAATAAAAACGTTACGGTTTGTGCAAAAGATTGGACAACATCGACTAGTGATGATAATTTGGTAATGTTTTTAGATTATTCATCACTTAATTGATTCTTATAAATAGTCCTAGCAGATCAACTCTCTAGGACTATTACTATGGCAAATCCATCTACCAGAGACGAATTAAAAAAGTATTGTTTACGTCGACTTGGAGCACCAGTCGTTGAAATCAATATCGACGAAGATCAAATGCAAGATCGCATCGATGACGCTCTTTCTTTTTATCGTGACTATCACTATAATGGGTCTGACAGGACATTTCTAAAACATGAAGTCACTGAAGATGACCGTACTAATAAGTACATCGACATACCTTCTAATATCATTGGTGTGCATAATGTATTTCCCATCGGAACGGGTTTGAATGCAAACAACTTGTTCAATCTTAGATATCAAATTACACTAAACGAAGTGTATGATTGGGCACACTCTGATTTTCATAACTACACATCATCAATGGAACGCATTGCTCTGATGGAAGAGATCTTTGTTGGTAAGCAAGCAATTCGTTTTAATCGGCATATGGATAAATTATACATCGATATGGATTGGGAAGCAAAGACTGTTGTTGGTCAATACATTATCATCGAGTGTTACAGACACTTAGATGCCGATACATATACATCTGTATGGGGGGATTGGTGGTTACGTCGGTACACCACTGCATTGTTTAAAAAGCAGTGGGGTGAAAATCTTAAGAAGTTTGAAGGTATGCAACTTCCGGGTGGTATTCAATTTAATGGTCAAACCATTTGGAACGAAGCAGATGAAGAAATCAAAGCACTGGAAGAGGAAGTCGTCAATCGTTACTCTATGCCAGCTATGGACATGATTGGGTGATAAATGCCTTCTACAAACTTATACTTCAATAATTTTGACTTCTCACAAGAGCAACAGTTAGTTGAAGACTTGATCATTGAAGCAATCAAGATTTATGGAATTGAGTGCTACTACCTGCCAAGAACACTAGTTCGTGAAGATGAAGTGTTTGGTGAAGATGCACTTGCTAAGTTTGAGCAAGCGTATCCAATTGAAATGTATATTAAGTCAGTTGACGGGTTTCAAGGAGATGGTGATTTCCTATCTAAATTTGGTCTCGAAATTCGTGACTCTATGGTTCTCACAGTTGCCCAAAGACGGTGGGAGGATGAAGTTCATATTCAAGATTCTACTCCTGTTAATGAAGAAGAAGGCATCGGTCGTCCATCGGAAGGTGATCTCGTCTACTTCCCTCTCAACGGAAAAATATTTGAAGTCAAATTTGTAGAACATGAAGCAGTATTCTATCAGATGGGTAAATTGCAAACCTATGATCTGTCGTTAGAACTCTTCGAATACAGTCACGAAAGTATCGATACAGGTGTTGCTGAAATTGATGATATTGAAGACAAGCACTCTACAGAGTTTGTATACATTGCACTGGAAGGTGCTTTGCCATTTGCAACTGCTGTCGCAACAGTTACAGGACAATTTGTTACATCAGTATCTATTACAGATGGTGGATTGTATGAAACTGGAAGTTTCGTCCCAACCGTTACATTCTCAGATCCTCCTGCATCAGTAAACGCGGTACCAGTAATTGCTATCTCAGATGGTGCAATAGAATCTATTACCTTTACAAATGTCGGAAGAGGTTACGTTTCACCAACACTTGCAACGATTGAGGGAAGACAGGCAATTGACGGATATGCAGTATCAGAAACAAAGTTTGGCAGTTACTCATACAAACTTGGTGTAGAAAATACTGATACCACATTCACAAGATATCAAGACGTAAGTGAAGGATACTTCAATTTCCATTTATATGTTCCTTCTGGAAACAATGTAGTCTATGGAAGGGTATTCAAAGCAGAAGATACAAATCCAGATTGGATGATCAATGTTGCAAATACTGCAAATTCAACTTACAGTCTTGAACTGGAATCAGATGGCACTTTGTATTCGAATAACATTGCAAAAGATGCTTGGCACTTCTTCTCGGTTAAAGTAGAGGATGACGGTGGAACTCAAAGAATATCTCTCTATCGTGACGCATCACAAGTTGCAACAAGCATTACTGGTTCACAACCAGATAATCTATTTAAGAGAATAGTAAACGTCACCAATACAAGATCTGGAAACGTATACTTAGATCATGTATTTGTTGATAGTGATACCTCTGCGACTTTATCTTATACGAATACCGCAGTAAGCAATAGCGGAACAGTAACAACGTTATTGACATTTGAAAACGCATCCACAGACCCGTTCACTGTATTTGCAAACAATGTAACAATAGATGCGAACGGATCGATTAATGCGATTGCAATACCTACGGTTGATGGTGGTGAAATAATATCTGCCAATATTACAATGCAAGCATCTCCATCTTCATTCCCTGCACAAGGTACCGCAACAGTTACGAATAATGAAGTTGTTCTTATCACCATTACCAATCAGGGTCAAGGGTATGTTGATGCACCGACAATAACAATCTCAGCAGATTCTACAAGTGGACGCGTACTTCTTGAAGATAACGTCAAACTTATCGATGATGGTATTAGATATGCAAACACAGATCCTCAAGCAAATAATGCATTGTTCGAAAATGATCTGGACGACTTTATGGACTTCAGTGAATTCAACCCATTTAGTGAAGGAGATCGTTGGTAATGTTCGGTCATCAGTTTTACCATGAAAGTATCAGAAGATATATCATCATGTTTGGTAACATGTTTAATGATATTGATATCATCAGATATACTGACAGCAAAGAAATTTCCAGAGTTATTCGTGTTCCAATTGCATACGGACCCAGAGATAAATTCTTGTCGAGAATCGATAGTGATCCAAACCTAGACAGAGAAATTGCAATTCAATTACCTAGACTTGCGTTTGAAATGACAGACATATCGTATGACAATACTCGTACACTCAATAAATTAACTCGGAACGTAAACCTTGGCAATTCAGATGATAAGTTGAAGGGTCAATATACACCTGTACCTTATAACATTAACATCACCCTCAACGCAATGTTTAGGTACAATGAAGATGCAGTTCAAGTCATGGAACAAATTTTACCATTCTTCAGACCAGAGTGGACAAATAGTGTAAGACTAATTGATGAAATCAATGACTTTTATGACATACCAACAGTACTCAACAGTGTCACTATTGAAGACACTTATGATTCTGGTTTTGAAGATCGCAGAACTATTATACATAGATTGGACTTTACTGTCAAGGGGTATATCTTTGGTCCTGTGTCGAATAAAGGAATCATCACACGAACCAAAATCAATTACAAGACTGATACACCTGCAACCACTGGAACTTCTGAAAGGTCTATATTGGTTCCGGGTCTTACCTCTGCAGGTAATCCTACAGCAAATGTTGATGCGTCAGTTGCAAGAGAACAGATTTCTGCAGGTGATAACTATGGATTTGCATTTGATCGAGAAGATTTTTTTAATGGTATTGAATAATGAAAGACAAGACAACAGAAAGTCTGAATGAGATTTTTCAAGTTGAAGGTGAGTTGGTTGATGAAAAGAAACCTTCTCTCAGACGTGAGATCCATGAAGCAAAAACAAGAAACGATGACGACATCACTAAAGACTATACGTATGCACGTGAAAACATTTATGATGTCATCGAACGTGGGACAGAAGCACTCGATCATTTGCTAGAACTTGCTAAGGCATCAGAACATCCCCGTGCATTTGAAGTCGTTTCTACTTTAACAAAAACTCTCGTAGATGCGAACAAAGATTTGCTCGACATGCAGAGTAAGTTGAAAAAACTTAAAGAAGAAAATAATGAACCACAAAACGTGACTAATGCATTGTTCGTTGGTAGCACTGCAGATTTACAGAAGATGTTGAAGAAAGATGACAATTGAACGCGGTTACCTTGGTAATGAAAATCTAAAACGCAAAGGAACTAGCATAGAATGGACTGAAGATAAAATTCAAGAGTTCATTAAATGTGCACAAGATCCTATCTACTTTGCAGAAAAATATATACAAATTGTACACGTGGATTACGGACTTATCCCAATTAAAATGTATGATTATCAGAAAGAGATCGTTCAGAAGATCACTGATAATCGTCGAGTTACTGTTGTTACTTCAAGACAGGCAGGTAAGACGACGACTGCGGTGTGCGTTATTCTACACTATGTCTTGTTTAATGATCATAAGACAGTAGCACTTCTTGCGAACAAAGGTGACGCTGCTCGTGAGATTTTAGATCGTATCAAGATTGCATACGAAGCATTGCCCAAGTGGATGCAACAAGGTGTGGTGGAATGGAACAAAGGTTCTGTTGAATTTGAGAACGGGTGTAAGATTATCGCATCAGCAACATCATCATCAGCAATTCGTGGTAAGTCTATTTCATTACTCTACATTGATGAGACTGCGTTCGTAGAAAACTGGGATGAGTTCTTTGCATCTGTGTTCCCAACGATTTCATCTGGTCAGACCACTAAGATATTGTTCACTTCAACTCCAAACGGACTCAATCATTTCTATAAAACTTGTGAAGGTGCGAGGGAAGGGACAAATGGTTATGAGTATGTTCAGGTTCTGTGGAAAGATGTTCCGGGTCGAGATGAGAAGTGGAAAGACGAAACACTTGCATCAATGGACTTTGACTATGAAAAGTTCGCACAGGAGTTTGAGTGCGAGTTTTTAGGATCGTCGGGGACACTAGTAGAGGGGAATAAACTTAAAGCATTGGTTCATAAAAGACCCACAACAGAGGGTAATGGTCTATATATGTACCATTCTCCAGAACAAGGACACTCATATGTGTGTGTTGTTGATGTGTCAAGAGGAAAGGGATTAGACTACTCCGCGTTTCAAATTATTGATGTGTCAAAAATGCCATATAAGCAAGTTTGTGTATTTCGAGACAACATGATCACTCCTGTTGAATATGTTGAAATCATACATAGAACTGTAAAATATTATAATGAAAGTGTAGTGTTGATTGAGATAAATGATATTGGTGCTCAAGTATCTGATCTCTTACATGACGACTTTGAATATGAGCACATATTGTTTACTGAAAATGCCGGAAGAACTGGAAAAAGAATATCATCTGGGTTCGGATCAAATGTTGATAAGGGAATACGAACAACCAAGACAGTAAAGTCTGTTGGATGTTCGATATTAAAATTATTGATCGAGCAAGATCAATTAATATTGGTCGACTTTGAAACAATCAAAGAATTGTCAACGTTCTCAAGAAAAGGTGTGTCTTACGAAGCAGAGTCTGGATGTCATGATGATTTGGTTATGGGACTGGTTTTATTTGCATGGTTATCGGATCAACAATTCTTTAAAGAGATGACAGATATTAATACTCTCAGAACTTTGAGACGTAAAAATGAAGAAGAAATTATGGATGAACTACTTCCGTTTGGAATCATTGACGATGGTTCTGACGATGATGATGGAATTGTATTGTCGGTTGGGGAAGAAAGAAATAGAGATTTTGCTGACGACTATATAAGAAATAACTTTGATCCTTTCTAAAATAACCAGTTTTATAAATACATGAAGAATTAAAAATATATGACTCTTTAAGAGAAAGGAGATAAAACATGGCATTCCAAGTTTCACCCGGAGTGAATGTAAGTGAGATTGATCTCACTACGGTGGTACCTGCCGTTTCTACCTCAGTTGGTGGATTTGCGGGGCACTTCCGTTGGGGACCGATTGATCAGAGAGTTCTAATTGACTCCGAAGATCGTTTGGTAAACGTATTTCAGAAACCACTAACTTCAAATACTGCAACTGATTTCTTCACTGCAGCTAACTTCCTTGCATACGGCAATCAACTTTTTGTTACTCGTTCGGCACCTACTGCTGAAAATGCGACAACAGGAACAACATCTGCAACTATCAATAACGAAGAGTACTATGATGAAGATTACACTCACGTTTCGACTGCAGGTGATTGGATTGCTAAGTATCCCGGAGAATTAGGTAACTCACTGAAGATTTCTGTTTGTCAAACAAAATCTGCATGGGAATCTGATGTATCAATTTCAGTCCCATACAATGTTACGCGTAACACAGATCAACTAATTATTACTGGTGATGCTCAAGGTGATGCAAGTACATCGAATACAGAGTTTCTATTTACTGTTGGTGATATTGTTGAAATCGGACCAGATAATCAACGTCTAGAAATTAAGACTCTTTCTGGTAACACGATGACGTTCACATCGGATTACACGGGCAACACTATTACTCGTTCTTCTCGGGACATCACTCGTCGGTGGAGATACCACAACGAATTTGATAGAGCACCAACTACAACTCAATATGCGAACACAAACAATTCAACTGGTGATGCAATTCACATTGCAGTCATCGATGAAGATGGTCTGTTCACAGGTACGAAGGGCACAGTACTTGAAAAGTACGAAAACGTTTCAGTAGCATCAGATGCTAAAACTGAACAGGGTGCTACCAACTACTACAAAGAAGTTGTCAATCAGCAATCACCATACTTATGGTGGGGTGCTCATAACTCAAGCATCACTAATGCAGGAGATACAATTGCTGACGGAACCACTTTCGGTGGATCAACCTCTCCGGTTGAGAATTCATTTACCAACGGTAAAGATGGTGACAAACCTTCATCAGCACAAAAGATTACTGCATACAATCACTTCAGATCATCTGAAGATATTGATGTGTCATTGATTTTAGGTGGTGAGGCAGACACAACACTGGCAACACACTTAATTACAAACATTGCAGAATCTCGTAAAGATTGCATCGTGGTGTTATCTCCAGAACGTGCAGACGCGGTAAATAACAATTCATACCAAGGTAAAGAAGCACTCGACATTGTTGCATTCCGTGATGGATTACCATCATCTTCATATGCAGTGATTGATTCTGGATGGAAGTATCAGTACGACAAGTACAACGATCTCTATCGTTATGTCCCACTTAACGCAGACACAGCAGGACTTATGGTTCAGACTGATTTGACTCGTGATCCTTGGTATTCACCTGCAGGATTCAATAGAGGAAATGTTAAGAACACAATTAAGTTAGCATACAATCCTTCTAAAGCAGATCGTGACCATCTATACAAGAATGGTGTTAACCCTGTAGTAACATTCCCCGGTCAAGGAACAGTCCTTTACGGTGATAAGACAATGTTGGCACAACCATCAGCTTTCGACAGAATCAACGTTCGTAGACTGTTTATCGTCCTAGAAAAAGCAATTTCGACTGCGGCACAGTTTACACTATTCGAATTCAACGATGAGTTTACACGTTCACAGTTTAAGAATTTGGTAGAACCATTCTTGCGTGACGTACAAGGTCGACGTGGCATTACTGACTTCCAAGTCGTATGTGATGGTACAAACAACACAGGTGAAGTAATTGACAGAAACGAATTCGTAGGTGACATTTACATCAAACCTGCACGTTCTATCAACTTTATCCAATTGAACTTTGTGGCAGTCAGAACCGGAGTTGAGTTCTCCGAAATCGTCGGAAGAGCAGGTTAAGGATAAAGGAGAACAACAATGGCGTTTAATGTAAACGAATTTGCAGGAGCACTAAAAGCAGGGGGAGCACGTCCCTCCCTGTTCCAAGTGCAGATTACAAACCCGATCAACGGTGTTGCAGATGCACAGGTACCATTCATGTGCAAAGCAGCTCAGATCCCCGAAGCAACTTTGAGTGCTCTTGACGTACCTTACTTTGGTCGTAACATCAAGATTGCAGGTACTCGTACTTTTGCTGAATGGTCACCAACGATCATCAACGATGAAGACTTTGCTATTCGCAATGCAATGGAACAGTGGTCAAATGCGATTAACTCGTTCCAAGGCAACTTGAATAATGCAGGAGGAACTGCTCCTTCATTGTACAAGGCAAATGCACAAGTCACTCAGTACGGTAAAACTGGTGAAATCTTACGTGTCTATGACTTTGTAGGTATCTTCCCAACAACAGTCGCAGCTATCGATCTCGGATGGGAAAACGGTGATGCGATTGAAGAGTTCCAAGTTACCTTTGCTTATGATTACTGGCAAGTTTCTGGTGGTCAAACTGGCAACGCGGGTGGAATCTAACCCATAAATTGATTATGAAAGGGGTGTATAAATATAGCATATACACCCCTATTACTTGAGGTCAAATCATGCCAATCGAACTATTTGGTTTTCAAATCGGTAGAAAGGAAGAAGAAAAACCTTCCATTAAAACCTTTGTCCCCCCGTCAAATGATGACGGTTCTCTTGCGGTCAATGAAGGTGGTGCCTATGGTACTACCGTTGATGTTGATGGTGCCGCTAAATCCGAAGCACATCTAATTTCCAGATATCGTGACATGGCACAGCAACCAGAATGCGAAAGAGCAATTGATGATATTATCAATGAGTCCGTTGTAGCTTCTGGTGAAGAATCTCCTGTAGAGATTGTCTTAGATAAACTAGATAACATAGACGACTCTATCAAAGAAAAAATTAGAGACGAATTTGACTACCTCAAATCTCTACTACAATTTAATAGTAAGTCCTATGACATTTTTAAGAATTGGTATGTGGACGGTCGTCTTTATTATCACATCATGATCGATGAAAAAGCACCTCGTAAAGGAATACAGGAACTCCGTAGCATTGATCCCAGAAAAATTAAAAAAGTTCGGGTCGAGAAGAAGTCTAGGCAACCATCAGCAGGTGGTCCTGCGAGTCAAGTAGTAAATAAAAAGTATGAAGAATACTACATCTATTCTGCAAAGGGTGTATCTGCAGGTAATCAAGGATTGAAAGTTGCCCTTGATTCAATTGCATACTGTCATTCAGGACTCCTGAATACAAACAATACAATGATTCTCTCGCATCTACATAAAGCAATCAAACCTCTCAACCAACTACGCATGTTAGAAGACGCAACTGTTATCTATCGTCTCGCACGTGCACCCGAAAGACGTATTTTCTATATCGACGTAGGTAACTTGCCGAAAGCAAAGGCAGAACAATACTTGCGCGACATGATGATCAAGCACAAGAACAAGTTGGTCTACGATGCAAACACTGGTGAAGTCCGTGATGATCGTAAGTTTTTGACCATGCTTGAAGATTACTGGTTGCCTCGTCGTGAAGGTGGTAAGGGAACTGAGATCACCACATTACCGGGTGGACAAAACCTTGGTGAAATTGAAGATGTTTTATACTTCAGAAAGAAATTGTATGAATCACTGAGTGTGCCCACTTCAAGAATGGAAACAGACTCTCAATTCAATATGGGTCGTTCATCTGAAATTACTCGTGACGAATTAAAATTCAATAAGTTTGTAGAAAGATTGAGATGGAAATTTTCTGAGTTATTCCATATTCTTCTTGAAAGACAACTCGTCCTCAAAGGTGTCATCACAAAACGTGAATGGGATATTATTAAAAGCAAAATTTACTATGACTTTGCAAAAGACAACCATTTCACAGAACTAAAGAATACTGAAATTCTTGCAAACAGATTAAACACATTACGTGACCTCGATGAATTCGTTGGAAGGTACTATTCAATCGAATGGGTTCGTAAGAATGTTCTGATGCAAACAGAAGAAGAGATTGAAGAAATCGACAAACAAATCGATGATGAAGGTTTAGATGACCCATCTGAAGATGAAGAGTAACATTTTATAAATAGAATAGAATTAATTTTTAGGAGATAGATTATGACAGATACCAGAGATGCAGTAATACATGCTATGAATGGTGATGCGAAAGAGTTCAAAGATGCTATCAATGATATCATGACTAGTAAAGTACAGTCTGCACTTGAACTAAAAAAATTAGAAGTCTCTAGTCAATTCATGTCGACTGAGGCAGAAGTAGAAGAGGAAGAACTCGATGTCGATCAAGAAATTTAGTGCATTCTTTGAGCAAGCACCTGCTCAAGATTATGTGGTAAAGAAAGATACTAAGGACGAACCTGCTAAAGGTGAGAAAGACTTTGCTAATCAGCATTTGAGTAATGCGACAAAGACTGACTATACACCTGCACCGGGTCAAGACCACGTGTTCAACGGTAACATCAAAGAAGAAGTTGAATCTGAAGACGATGAGGAATCAGAGTTATCGGAAGGTAAAGTCTGGGACTCACTCCAAAATATCGTAAAGACAAAGGGTGCAAAGAAGGTTAAGTTTGCGAACGGTAAGTCAGTCACAGTTGACATGACTACTGCTAACGCAATGGTTCAGTTACACAAGAAACTGAACGATAAGAACAAAGAAAAGATGATCGATCAGATCGAGAAGTCACCAGAGGTACTCATCAAGTTGATGGGCGTTGCGTTCGGTAAATAATATGGCATGGGTTACCGTACCGGGTTCAGGAGGCATTTGGGAGTATGACAATGCCGCTACTGCAACTGATACATATACAGATGCTAACGGCACAACTACTGGTGGTGTAAGAACTTTTACTAGACCATCTGGAGTAACCGAAAAAGTATATGTCAAGTGTCGTAAGGCAGGAGAAACAACTGAACGCGGTGAACTCTCAAAAACATATTACGATAGCAAAGTATAGGAAGAAACATGAAACTTATTTGCGAAGTAAACGAAGAAATTAATTACATCACCGAGACACTCGATGAGGCATCAGGTAAGAAAAACCTATACATTGAGGGAGTGTTTATGCAGGGTGATATTAAGAACCGAAATGGTCGCATGTATCCTGCAGACGTTCTTGAAAAAGAAGTTAAAAGATATAACGAACAATATATCGAAAAGAATCGTGCGTATGGTGAGTTGGGACATCCACAAGGACCGACTATCAACCTAGAGAGAGTTTCACACATGATCACCAAGTTGGAACGTGATGGTTCTAATTTCGTAGGTAAAGCAAAGATCATGACAGAAACTCCATATGGTAAGATTGTTGAGTCATTGATTAAAGACGGTGGTCAAGTTGGTGTGTCTTCACGCGGTATGGGTTCAGTAAAACCATCAAGAGATGGAACTGGAGTTGTACAATCAGACTTCTACCTTGCAACTGCGGCAGATATTGTTGCTGACCCATCAGCACCTGATGCATTTGTAAATGGCATTATGGAAGGAAAGGAATGGGTTTGGGAGAACGGTGTAATCCGTGAAGCAACAGTTGCCGACTACGAAAAGCAAATTAAAACTGCCTCTCGTTCCGAACTTGAGGAAGCAAAGTTAGCAGTTTTCACAGATTTTATTACCAAATTGTAAATTTTATAAATACAAAATAACTAACTAAAAGGAGATATCCTATGTCAGAACAGGAAATGGAGATTCAAGAGGTTGAAACTCTTGAGACTCAGGAAACTGATTTAGAAGAAGCAAAAAAAGCTTCTATGGGCGATCCTTCTGAGATCCCTGATCCAGAAGCAAAAGATGCTAAAGCACCCGGTGGTGATGGAGTCAAAGCAGACCCTAAACCTAAACCACAGGGTTCTTCTAACGTCAAAGCACCAAAGACTAAGATCGGCATGATCAACGCAATGGTCGATAAGATGAAAATGGAAAAGAAAGATGGTGTATCTAAGATGTACGCATCTATGATGAAAGGTTCATATGCAGAAGAAGTTGAAGGTGATGAAACTTCTGCAATCCGTGAAGTGCGTCAAGTATCTGCTGAAGACATGAATGTGTCTGAAGACATTACTGCAATCTTTAACGGTGAAGATCTTTCTGAAGAGTTTGTAACTAAAGCAACTACAGTATTTGAAGCTGCTGTTGTTTCTAAAGTAAACGAAATTCTCGAAACAGTTACTGTTGACATTGAAGCAGAACTGGAAGCAGAGAAAGAAGATATCATCGAATCTCTAACAGCAAAGTTAGACGACTACCTAGAGTACGTTGCTGAAGAGTGGATGAAGGAAAATGAACTTGCTGTTGAGCAGGGAATTAAGTCAGAGATCGTTGAAAACTTTATGGTTGGTCTCCGTAATCTGTTCACTGAAAACTATATCGATATTCCAGAAGAGAAGGTTGACCTTGTAGACGAACTTGCGTCAAAGGTTGCTGAACTGGAAGAGTCTGCGAATGAAGAAATTGAACGTAACATTGAACTCCGCAAAGAACTTGCTGAAGCAAACAAAACTTTAGTATTGCGTGACGTTTGTGTTGACATGACAGAATCTCAAGTAGTTAAAATGGAGTCACTTGCTGAAGGTGTCGAATTTGAATCTGCTGAAGATTACAAAGAAAAACTTGAGACTATCAAGGAAAACTACTTCCCACAAGAAGAAGTTTCCGAAAGTGTTGCTTTCGACGATCAAGAAGAGGCAATCGAACTTGACGAAGAAACTCAAGTTAGTATCGATCCCGGCATGCAAGCATACGCAGATGCTATCACAAGATCAATTAAAAAGTAATAATTTATAAATAGAAAAGGTAAATAAAACCTTAAGGAGAAACCAATATGTCGACTGACGCTCTTATCCAAAAATGGGCACCAGTTCTGGAGCACGAAGATCTTCCTAAGATCAACGAATCGCATAAGCGTTCCGTGACTGCTCAGTTACTGGAAAACCAACAAAACGCTGCACGTGAGCAAGCAATCCATCAAGGTGGTGGACACGGTGTCTCACTACTTGGGGAAGCAGCTCCAACTAACGCAATGGGTGCATCATCTTCTAACGCAGGTGATGGTTCTATCGATACTTTTGATCCAGTATTGATCTCATTGGTTCGTCGTTCTATGCCAAACCTGATCGCATATGATATTGCAGGTGTTCAACCTATGACTGGTCCTACTGGTCTTATCTTTGCAATGCGTTCACGTTACACTGCTCAAGACGGTACAGAAGCACTGTTCAACGAAGCAGATGCATCATTCTCAGGTGCTTACGGTGGAAACACTGCATCAGCAGTTGCCGCTAACGCATCTTCAGGTGCCGCACAAACAGGTACTGATCCTAATGATCGTTCTTCAACTTCTACTGGTGGTGGATATAATGTTCACTCTGGTATGACTACTGCTGAAGCAGAAGCACTTGGTGGAGCAGCCGGTCAGCATTTCGCAGAAATGGCATTCTCAATCGAGAAGGTTTCTGTAACTGCAGTTTCTCGTGCTTTGAAAGCAGAGTACACAATGGAACTTGCACAGGATCTTAAAGCAGTTCACGGTCTTGACGCAGAGCAAGAACTTTCTAACATCCTTTCTACTGAAATTCTTTCAGAAATCAACCGTGAAGTAGTTCGTACAATCAACTACTCTGCTGTTGCAGGTGCTCAGAAAGACGTTACTACTGCAGGTACTTTCGACTTAGACACAGACTCAAATGGTCGTTGGTCAGTTGAGAAGTTCAAGGGTCTTATGTTCCAAATCGAACGTGATGCTAACGAACTTGCTAAGGCAACTCGTCGTGGTAAGGGTAACATCATGATCACTTCTTCTGACGTTGCTTCTGCACTTCAGATGACTGGTGTTCTTGATTACACTCCTGCTCTTAACAACAACCTTCAGGTTGACGACACAGGTAACACTTTCGCAGGTGTATTGAATGGTCGCATCAAGGTCTACATTGACCCATACTTCTCAGATGCTTCTAACAACTACTACACCATCGGTTACAAGGGAACTAACGCATTCGATGCAGGTCTCTTCTATTGCCCATACGTACCACTCCAGATGGTTCGTGCAATCGGTGAGAATACGTTCCAACCTAAGATTGGTTTCAAGACTCGTTACGGCATGGTTGCTAATCCATTTGCAACTAACGACGGTAACGGTGTTGCAGCTCGTCTTGGTACTGGTGACGGTAACAAGTACTACAGATTGGTTAAAGTTGCCAACCTCATGTAAAATAAAAAGACCAAGTTCACTTGGCAGAATCGGGGGTCGCAAGACCCCCTTTTTTTACGCCTAAATAGTACACACGAAGAGGGTTTATAATGTCAGCATACACTAATCAACCAGACAATAAAAGTTTTCTGTCTCCTATTGGATTTAGATTCAATGTACAGAAACTGCCACATGTAAATTATTTCTGCACTTCTGCGGAGATACCTGACATTGCTATGGGACAGATCGACACAGTAAACAACACGTTTATTAAATTGCCTGTACCCGGTGATAAACTTACGTTCGGTGTCCTTAATGTAAGATTCATGGTAGATGAAGATATGAAAAACTTTCTTGAGATCTATGACTGGATGGTCGCATTAGGTTATCCAGATAACTTCTCACAGTATGAAAGTATTGCTCGTGGCATTCAAAACGTGGGTGAGGTCTATTCAGATGGATCTCTTATTATCACCACATCACAGTACAAACCAAACGTCGAAGTCAAATTTATCGATATGTATCCAGTGTCTCTATCAGCACTTTCATTTGATATCTCAGTCACTGACGTAGAGTATCTACAAGCAGACGTTGGGTTTGCTTATCGTAAATACGAATTGACTAGTATTTCATAATCTGTTATACTGTATATTATTTTACCTGTGGATTTATTATGAAACTTGAAGACATTGTGTCCGAATGGGACAAAGACTGTAAGATTGATGAGACAGAACTTGGTGATGAATCAACTAAGATTCCTGTCATACACAACAAATATCTCAAAATCTACGTGGGTGAAAATGCTCAACTCAAACGAATGTACGCGCAACGTAGTAAGATGAAGAGAACCTTATCAGAATATTATCTAGGTGAGATGGATCAAGATGAGTTAGAAGAATTTGGTCGAGAACAATTCTACAAAAAACTACTGAAGAATGAAATCGAAACTTACATAGAATCAGATGACTCTTGGATTGAAATCAATCTTAAGGTTGCACTTCAGCAAGAGAAAGTGAACTATATCGAAGCAGTATTGAAGTCGATAAATAATCGTGGATTCCAAATTAAGAATGCAATTGATTGGTTAAGATTTACGAATGGATAGAATTGACATCCTACCAAAGGATGAAGTAAATGTGAAGATTGAATGTGATCGTGGACTTGCACAAGAACTATCTGACTATTTTACGTTTGAGGTTCCCGGTGCTAAGTTCATGCCCTCATATAAAAATCGCATGTGGGACGGTAAGATACGTTTGTTCAATACTGCGAGTCATACACTCTACAAGGGTCTCATTCGTCGTGTTGAAAAGTTTTGCCAAGATAGGGAGTATGAATGTGTCGTACATGGGGGACTGAACGATACTAATGATATCCCCTTGAATGATTTGGAAGAATTCCTTAAAGGAAAGTATACCCCCCGAGATTATCAAATCAGAGCAATTGCTCATGCTTTGCGTCATAGTCGTGCTCTCATTCTATCACCTACTGCTTCTGGTAAATCTTTTATCATTTATTGTATAATTAAATATCTATTGGAACATGGACAAAATAAAGCATTACTTATTGTTCCTACTACGTCTTTAGTGCATCAGATGAATACAGACTTTAAAGACTATTCTGAAAACCAACAGTTTTATTATACACACCTCATTATGGAAGGTCAAGAGAAAAATAACGACGATGCGCAAATTTTTATCAGCACATGGCAATCTATCTACAAACAACCCAAGAAGTGGTTTGACCAGTTTGATGTTGTGATTGGTGATGAAGCACATCAGTTTAAGGCAACCTCCCTCACCAAGATCATGACTAAACTAGATCAGTGCAAATATCGTTTTGGTCTCACGGGAACTCTTGATGGAACTCAGACGAATAAGTTAGTATTAGAAGGATTGTTTGGTTCTGTGATGAAGGTCATCCAAACAAAAGAACTAATTGAGTCTGGTACGCTATCTGATTTCAGAATCAAATGTTTATTACTGAAGTATACAGAACCTACCTGTAAAAGTGTAAAGTCGTGTACCTATCAAGATGAGATTGCTTTTTTAATCAAGAATGATTATCGCAATAACTTCATCAAGAATCTTGCAGTCACTAGAAAAGGAAATACTCTGGTTCTCTATCAGATGGTTGAAAAACATGGAGAAGTATTGTATAATTTAATATCTGCGTCTGTAGAAAATAGAGACGTATTTTTCGTGCACGGAGGAATAGATGCTAATACACGAGAAGAGATTAGACATAGAGTTGAACGATCAGACGATGCCATTATTGTGGCATCTTACGGCACTTTCTCCACAGGAGTTAATATTCGTAACCTCCATAATGTCGTATTTGCTTCCCCCTCTAAGTCTCGTATTCGCAATCTTCAGTCGATAGGAAGAGCACTTAGAAAGGGAGACAGCAAAGAAGTTGCAACCTTGTATGACATTGCTGATGATTTATCATACAAGTCATGGAACAACCATACTGTAAAACATTTTGCTGAACGCGTAAAGATATACAATGAAGAAGAATTCGATTACAAAATTTACAACATAAAGGTAAAAGATGAATAGTATAATCAAACTGACAAATGGTGAAACGATTGTAGCAGAGATTGCTCATCAAGATGATAATATTACAAGTGTACTTGAACCCCTTGCCCTTGATGTTGGAGAGAGTGAGTCAGGGAGACCAATGCTTTTAGCAATGACATGGATTCCTCTTACCAAAAAAGTTAACCTAATTCACTTGAAGACTGAACATGTGATTGCCATTGCCGAATGCGACGAAAGCATTAGTAGGTATTATGAGAGATCCCTTTCAGTTCTCAAAGGTGAAATAGAAGATGACTTCCAAGAACAGGACTTTGAAGATCCTGAACAAACAGAAATTCCTACAGCAAATACGGTACATTAATATGGCAGAAACACTTGAGCAGAAAAGAAAGAAACCCTACTACGTCGACAATAAAAAATTCTTAGCAGCGATGATCGAGTTTCGTGAATCAGTGCATCAGGCAGAAAAGGATGATAAACCTCGTCCCATTGTCCCTTTCTACATAGCAGAATGTATCATGAAGATTGCAACGCATTTATCTTACAAACCAAACTTTGTGAATTACTCGTTTCGAGAAGAGATGATTTCTGATGGCATTGAAAATAGTTTGCAGTATATTGATAACTTTAATCCTGAAAAATCGCAGAACCCTTTCGCATACTTTACACAGATTATCTACTATGCATTCCTAAGACGTATCGAGAAAGAAAAGAAATACCTGTACACCAAGTATAAAGCAACCGAGCATATGAATACTTTTGGGGAAACCTCAGATCGTCAGGGACATGACAGTTCAGAAAACTTTAACGATGCAGTCAAGTATGGAGAATGGACTGAAGAATATATGGCAGAGTTTATTGAAAATTTTGAAGAAAACAAGAGACGTAAGCGTAAAAAGAAAGCATGAAGAAACTTGAAGATTATCATTGGATGTGTCCAGAACCATTTACCAATGTGCATACAAAAACTTTAGGTAAAATGTCTCCATGTTGTGTGATGGATGATCCTTGGAAGGTTGATATTAAAAAGTATGGGTTCACTGAAGAAGAACTTAGTTTTAATGTTTTGGATTCATCTTTTCGTGATTTCTGGACAAGTAAAGGAATGCAAAGGCTGCGCAATGCCATGAAAAATGGTGATGACGACGAAGTTCTTCAGGATTTTTGTAGAGTTTGTAAAATTCAAGAAAGGTCTGGAGTACAGTCCTATCGTGAGTATTATCTTGAACGTTTTAATTTTGAATTCTCTAGTAAAAAAGAAGAACTTGAAAATATTATTGCTACTGACTCCTATCCTTCATTTTATCATAGTGCAGAACTTACGCATTTATCAGGCAATGTTTGTAACCTTTCTTGTCATATGTGTCATGGGTCTTCTTCATCCAGTTTTAGTAAAGAGCAAATCAAAATTGGAGAAGATGATACTCATTGGGAAAATCGAGTCAATACTGAAAATAAGTTCGATCAAGGTCTGTATGATATAGTTAATAATAGTATGGAATTAAAGTTTACTGGTGGTGAACCTTTAATTGGCAATCGTACTTACGAAATTTTAAAAATGGTAGAAAAACCAGAAGAAAAAATAGTTAGGATGATAACTAACGCGACTAAAGATGTCAGTAAATTTATCCGTGATACTAAAAAGTTTAAATATATTTGTGTTAATGTTTCTATAGAGGGAAT